GGCAGGGTGGCACCATGTATCACGCCATCCAAGACGCGCTCGCCTGCGAGACGCCGGGCGCGAATGCCACGGTGCGGCGCATGGCGCGCATCCTGCGAAAGGCGGTGCAGTGATGCTGCATCTCGCAGTCGCGGCGACCATGTGTATGCCGCAGCCGGATCTTGTGGCGGCACTCGCGGCACGGTTCGAGGAGCGACAAATCGCGGTCACGATGGATGATCGCGGCGTTGCGGTCCAGGTATTCGCCAGTGATGCTGGATCGTGGACCATGGCAGCACTGGACGGCGCTGGACTGGCCTGCGTCGTCGCATCTGGTCAGCGGTTCATGATGGTGCCGCCGGGGGAGTTTAATTGATGGCTGAGAACAGCAAAATCGAATGGACCGATGCCACTTGGAACCCGGTTGGCGGCTGCACCCGCGTCGATGAGGGCTGCCGCAACTGCTATGCCGAGACCGAGGCCAGCACCCTGCGCGCCGAAAAGGCAGGCGGCCACTGGCCCCGCCCCATGGTCACCCTGCGCGACAGGCAGCCGGAAAAACCTGCGGAGGGGATGCTGTTCGTCCGCGAGGGCATCGGGGCACCGGCAGAGGAGCAGGCGCAATGACCGACGAAACATGGCGCACCGACGCCCTCGCTGTCCTGTCAGAAGCCCGGAACGAGATCGAGGCTGCGCCCGAGGAAACACTGATCGTGATCATGACGGTCAGCAAGGCCGACCTGCTCGGCGACCGCCCGGTCAGCTTTCACGGCAACATCAGGCGTGAGGCCCTTAGCCCCATGCTCACATATTTCGGTGCCCGGATTGCGGCAAAAGAGGCGGCAAGCGGATGACCATACACTTCATCCCCGCATTCCACCCCAGCGGGCGCCGCATGAACGCCCCCCTCCGCGTCCTGATCGGATGCGAGACAAGCGGCGTCATGCGCAGGGCATTCGCGGCGCGGGGGCATGATGTGTGGTCCTGTGACCTGCTGCCTGCCGATGACGGATCGAACCGGCATATCGTCTGCGACGTGCGCGATATTCTGGGCGACGGGTGGGATATGCTGGCAGTGATGCACCCTCCATGCACTCGCCTGTGCAATTCGGGCGTCAGATGGCTTTCCGTTCCGCCTCCTGGTCGCACCAGGGCGGAAATGTGGGCAGAACTGGACGAAGGCGCGGCGCTGTTCTCCGCCTGCTGGAACGCGCCGATTGAGCGGGTGGCTGTTGAAAATCCGGTGATGCACAAACATGCCCGCGAGAGGCTACCAGTCGATTTGCCTAAGAGCATAAGCATATGGCATCGCCTATCCCTCCAAAACCCGAAGCCAGCACTCAAATGCCTGCCATGCCGCATCACACCCCAGAGCAACGCAGGCGAATGCCCCGGCGTTGTGTGCCGCAATCAGGTAATCACCCTGCCCATCCTGCCACCCTGATTTCATCTTATCCCGGCGCTTCATCTCGCAAACAAACGTCACCCGAGCCGGAATGATGATATCAGCCGCTCCTGGCGTCATGCCCTCGGCGCGATGCTTGGCAACGGCATGGAACTGCGCCCCAACCTTCAGCCCCTCATTGCGTGGGTGTATCGCCAGCGCGCCCCATGTGTCGGGATACTCTCGCCTGAGCCGCGAAAAAAAGCTGACTTGCTCCACCGCCTCTGTCGGGCAATTGCCGCGATACTCCACGTCTCCGAAAATCGGAAACGGGAACGGCTTCCCCTTATGCTCACGCAGGTTCATGGTCTGGCTCCCTGTTGTATGATTTCACGTCGAAAAATCCCGTCTCCGGGTCTTTGCGATACGTCACGCTCCTGGGCTTCACCTCCCCGCCTTTAGTGGCGTTGTGCCATGCCTGATACTGCGCCTGCCCCCGGCTGTGCTTCGCCTCTGGCATCAGCCATATTGTGAACTGCCTGAATGGCGTGACCCACTCGATGCGCAGCGTCTTGTTGCCGCTACGGCTGACACCCGGCTTGCATTCCATGCTGATTACCTCGTCGGTCTGGATCTGCGTCGGGTCGCGTTTCAACGCCTTGAAGTCGGCGCGCAGTTTTTCGTTTGGGTCTACGATCTCCCCACGGCATTCACAGCAATACCGCGCCGCAATGTCGTTCTCGGCGTCACAATGCGGGCACGGCTTGAACGTCCATCGGTATTTGCAGCGGTCATATTCGCCGCGCCTGACCTCTGCATACCCCATGCAGCGCCGCCCGAAATGCCCCGCCACAGGGCCATGTTCTGTCATCACCTGGTGGCCATAGAGATCGAGGATATAGCCCGCGTCGTCGGTCTTGTATTCCAAATACTGCGGGTTGGCGCTGAACAGGTTTTCATGGGCGCACATCGGACAAATGCACCTCATGCCGCCTTGGCTTTCCCCTGCCTTGCCAGCCCTGACGACAGGTGCGAACAAGTCTCCATCCGGGCAGTGGTCCTCAAGGTTTGTGGTGTAGTCCAGCACCAAGCAATCCTGTTTCCCATCGTGAAGCCGCAGCCCCCGCCCGATGATTTGCTGCAAAAGACCAACGCTTTCTGTTTTGCGGAGGATGGCGATCAGGTCAACATGGCTGGCATCGAAGCCGGTTGTCAGCACGGCTACATTGACCAGATACTTGATTTCGCCAGCCTTGAACCGGCGCAGGATGCTGTCCCGCTCGGCCTTTGGCGTCTCGCCCGTCACCAGCGCTGACAGGTTTGGCGGCAGGCTGGCCATCACTTCTTGGGCATGTTTCACAGTGGCGGCAAAGATCATCACGCCATGACGACCATGCGCCTGAGAAACAATATCCGCAACGATTGCTGCCGTCTTTCTCCCATGCCCATGATAGGCGCGGTCCACCGCAGATGCGTCAAACTGGCCCATCCTGTTCAGTGCCAGCGTCACGGTTTCGTAGCCCTCAGCATTGATACCGCCAATCACTGGCTTGGTCAGAAAGCCCATGTCGATCAAATGCCGCGCGCCCACTTTATAGACGCACTTGGTGAAATAAGGTTCTCTGGCTGTATCGTCGCCGTTGATGTGGCCCGTCGTGCCATCCTCATTGTCCGGGTGTTGGCGGAATATCCACCCATCCCCAAGCCGATAAGGCGTTGCTGTCAGACCGCAAACACGCAGGTTGGGATTGCCTTCCCGCATTGCATCAATGATGCCGCGCACCGTTGGCGTGATGCCGTGGGCCTCGTCCAGAACAACCATGGCATATCCATCCATAAACCGGCTGATCCGGTTTTTGACGGTCAGCGGCGATCCGAACACGACTGGATGGCGTAGCTCCTTTGCCCCGGCGCTGGCGCTAAACATGCTAGCCGGGTTTCCCGTGGCGAGAAATTTTTCACGGTTCTGCACAACAAGTTCTGCGCTTGGTGCGAGGCACAAAACCTTTTTGCCTGTCATGGCGTTGATGGATCGTGCGATTTCCGCGATGATGTGAGACTTCCCCGCCCCGGTTGCCAGTTCAAGGCAAAACGGCGCCGCGTTTCGCTTCATGTGGGCGATTGAAAGATCAACAGCCTCTTGTTGGTATTTGCGCAGCTTTGCCATACCGCGTCACTTCACTTGCCAGTAGGTCGAGGGCTTGCCGCGAAACGGCTCAAGATCTGCCTTCGGCGCGTAATGCGCAATTGCCTTGGCATATGACACAGCCCCGGCCCGTTGCAGTTTGGTCAGGTGCCGCCCCGCGAAAATGCTGGACTTATCGCCAGCCATCGCAGCCATGCTGGCCAGCAGTTCCTTTTTCCGCTCCTCTGCCCGCTCCACGGCTTCCGTTAGTTGATCCCACTCGGCCATCATTTTGTGAGCCGCCGGGGTGTCCACAATCTGCCGCTTGGCCTCAAAGTGTCGATCTGGCTTTGCCAGTTCCGCCACAAATTCATCATGGAACGCGCGCAGCTTCGGCATGGCATCGGCAAGCCACGCATCGTCACGGCGCACGGTTTCCAGTTTGGTTCCGCGCGGGGACCACTGGTAGAAGTGCGCCCAATCCCGGCCCGTCACAAAAAGCTGGATCTGCACTTGGGCGACGTAATGCGGCTGCGCCTCGATGCTCTTGAACTCTGGAACCGCATCAACGCCGCGCTTGGAAAACGGGCACTTGATTTCCAGCAGCCCGGTTTCTCCGATCATGCCATCCGGGCTGGCCCCAAGCCATGCATGTTCCGAATGAACCACGAAACCCACTGGCATGACGTTGTGCCCCGTCTCCATCTC